TAAAGTAGTTATAGTCATTGAACTGTCAAACGTAAGAGAAGATGTTCCTCCTGAGTCTGTTACTATAATAGTTTTTACTTGACCAACGTATGCATTAGTAAAGTCTAAATCCATAGCTATAGAAGATGTAGCTGTAAACATAGCTGCTGTACTCCAATCTACATCAGTGTTTGCTGCTACTGTAAGACCAGTAGACGTTGTAAATTCTGCACTTAACTTATCGTAGTCAACTGCGTCATCAGCAATCTTAGCTGTAGTAACCGCGTCTGTAGCAAGTCTATCTGCAACTACTGCACCGTCAGTAATTGTAAGAGCGCCATCACCTGTAACTTCTCCAGTGTGGGTAGCGTTAGTTAACTTAGCTGTGTTATTTGAGATTAATGTATTAATAGAGTCTGCTAACTTATCAGCATCAACAGCATCGTCTGCAATTGTAATAGCACCTCCAGCTACTATTGTGGCATCCCCACTCATAGTTGCGTGAATAAAATCAGTACCATTAGATACGATTATATCTCCAGTAGTACCTGCAGTAAAGGTGTCATCAAATTCTGCTAACTTAGGAGAAGTAATAGCATCATCTGCTACATCTCCAGTTTGAATTGTATCTACACTTAATACTCCTGTAGTTAATGTAAGACCATCACCTGCAACGTTTGCATCTAAAGACACTGTTACGTCTCCACCAGTACCTCCACCAGTAAGACCATCACCAGCAGTCACAGCTGTAATATCTCCTGTTACACCAGTTACCCAAGTCATTGAACCATCACCATCAGACTGTAGAAGTTGTCCCGCAGTACCATCACCAGTTACATCTAGTTTAGTTGCGTTAACAACATTATTTGCAATAGTTAATACTCCATCTCCAGTAACATCACCTGTATGTGTTGCGTTAGTTACTTTAGCGTTATTAGCTGTAATCTCTCCAGCTTGTGCTGTTGTGATTCCTGTTTTAGCTGTGTTTGCTGCAACCGCTGAATTAGCAGCTACTCTTGCTTCTGTATAGTATAAATTAGTGTCTTCTGCTACGTCAGCTGTATCTAAAACTACAACACCAACCGCACCATTTACAGAAGTTACTGCACCAGTTACATCGGGTGATGATAATGTAAAGTCAGGATAAGTTCCAGTAATCGTTACGTTACCTCCATCAGTCAAAGTTACCGTTTGGTCAGAAACCTTAGCATTGTTAGCTGTAATATGTCCAGCTTGCGTAGCAGTAATGCCAACTTTAGCTGTGTTTGCAGTTATCTCATCTTGTACTGAAGTAGCAAGAGAAACAGAATCAGCAGCTACCGTAATACCTGTACCAGCAACTACGTTTATTGTAGCCTCATCAGAAGATAGAGAAGAGCCTGTTAGACCGTCTCCTGCAACAATACCTGTAATATCACCAATAGTACCAGTGAATGCATCCTCCCAAGAGAATCCTCCTGTAGCATGGTCGTAGGTTAATACTTTACCGTCATCTGAAGCTGTACCAGAAGCAGTAAGCTGTAACTTGCTTTCGTTAATCTTAAAGTCAGTACCAGATAAGTCTCCTTGCTCTGAATATGTTTGACCGTAAACCTCAGCAAACATTTGCTTTAATTTGATGAATGCACCCCTTAGAGTATCCCCATCATTAGAGTTTGCACTTGTTCCTACGTTTAAATTTTGTGATGCCATTTTTTATGTTTAAAATTCTGTTCTATCTATTGTTTGTATTGTTGAATCTATACTTACGTTGGAGTTAGTTACGAAAGCAGCTATATACTCTGCGATACAGGTGCTAATAGCATTTATCTTGTTAAATCCTATATTCAAAAAGGTTGGATAGCAACCCCAATGACTAGTCTCGTATATTTTTCCCCAGCTCATCTTTTTTCTTTACTAAGTAACTGGATAGCCTTATTTCGTTCTTTTGCTTAGGCTTATAAGTTCCTGCCTTTTTCTTCTTCTTCATATTATAAAACCCACCCTATTGAGTTAGTGTCTTTATCAGGATATATCTCTTCGTTGTTATTACTATAGTATTCAGGAAATTTAGACGAAGCATTAAAGCTCATATAATCTAAGAATCTGTTAGTATAGTATTCTGCGTAGTTACGTTCCTTTGCAATTAAAGTGTCTATCTCTGGCTTACTAGCGTTTTGACTGCTTTCAGAGTTATGCTTATGTACTCCTCCGTTAGATATAGTGTAGGCTGCGAAAGGTAAATACTCAGACATTGCATAATGTATAAGCATATCTTGGATGTAATCATTCACTAAGGTTAAGTAGTTTCCAGTTAATGTGTCTGCAATTATATCTGCGCTTATTCTGTCATATAAGTCTGAGCCTAGGTAGTTTCTTACATGAATCTCCTGAGCTAGTTTAATGAACTGTATGAACTTATCAGTATCTACTGAGCCAGATAAAGCTGTATTCTTTACTAAGTCTTCTCTCTTTATAAATAATGCTGTTGCCATTAGTATTCTTCTTGTTCGTTAGTGGATTCCTCACTCTTAACCTCAGAGCTTTTAACGCCTGTTTCCTTCTCTATCTCGGCATCACTCATGGCATTAGTCAAATCAGTAAATTCAAGCGGTTGTAGCGTCTTAAAATAGAGTTCTAGGTCAATCTCATTATAGTCTAGTATCTTTTCAAACTCATCAAGTATAGTCACTTGCATTGGTCTGATAACTGTATTATCCATAAGTAGTGATGCAGTCTCTAATTCCTGTGCATTGTTACCTAATCCTGTATTGTCTTTTATGCCAACTAACATAGGAGAAACTATACGGTGAGATACCATTACCTTACGCATACTCTCATCAGATAAGAACTGATACTGCTTGTGTGCATCGTTAAGTATGATTGGTTCTACTGTAGCAGATAATTCTTTGCTGTCGTTAAATGCCAATATAAATCTACCTGCGTTTGAACTTCCGCTGAACTTCTCGTATATAGCTCTTTCAATCTCATCTCTTTGTTCCTTCTCTGGAGTTCCGTTATTGAAGTTGATTAGCATACTTGGGCTAAGTCCGTTCTGTATATTTGATATATGGAAGTTAGCTATTTCTTCTTCTAGTTCTGAATACTGTAATCCTCCTTGGTAATCTACAGGAGAGTAGTAGTAAAAACCAGCCTTGTAAGGTCTGATATACATAAGCTCAATACCGTCTTCACTACAACCGAATGCAGAGATTCTCTTAGGCTTATCTGTTCTTTTAAGGTCAGCCCATTTAGGATGGTAATAGTATCCTTTAACGATGCCATCAATAGCCTTTTCAGCTCGGATAGTCTCAATTGGCATATGCTCTACCTGTACGATTCTTGAGCGGTCTTTACTATATATAACTTGAATTGCAGCCTGACCCATCATCTTGAAGTCAAAGCATACCTTCCTAACACAGTCTTTCTTAAACAGCTCCTTCATTAAATCTACATCCGATTCATTAGCCTCTTCGTCAACTGCGTCTAATCCTCTACCGTAAATCATTTCAGAGATGCCATTAATAGCAGCATTTGAAGTAGGAGAACCGTTGTATCTATCGATTAAGTATTGGAAGTAGTTATTATCTTCACCGTATGCTACCCATTTGTCTCTACTATCCTCCATTACCCTTGGAGCTGTATATGAGGACAACTGCATCACATGAACTGAATCCTGAACTTTTCTTTCAGGCTTACTTTGTGGCTTTTTTCTTTTCATTATATAATTACAAAATCATTATTATATGTACCTTGAGATACATACTCGTCTTTATTTACAGAATAGTTGTCTAGGTTAGCTTGGTCTGTACAGAAGATTAAACCTCTATAGAGCTCTTCTAAGCCATCTTTAATTCGATATGAGTACTGATTACCTTCTTTCAAATTAAACGCAGCAGAGAGCACCATATAGTCTCCCTCTGTGGTCTTAGTTACTGTTATCTCAGATGAAGTTCTAGTTGACTTATCTGTTAATGTCATTGTGGGTGAAACGGAATCTTTTCTAGTCACTATTTTTAATGACTGAACGTTTGCCGATGTAGTTAGTATCTCCATGCTTAAATAACTATACCCAGCTTTTCTGTTTTAGGCATAAAAAAAGGAGCAGCTTTCACTACTCCCTTAATTGTAAATAAGATACTATAAACTATACAGAAGCAGGTGTTCCGATAGTAATAGTTCCTGTTAACCCTGCAAGTTCACTTAAAGGGAATGTAGCTGCTGTTGCATCAACATCAACAAAGTTAGGTGGAAGTTTCTCCATAGCTGTAAAGGTTAAGTTGTAACCATTAAAGTCTCCTAGAGCATTTCCTGTAGAAACAGTACCAGCTGTAACGTCAGCACCATTTTCTTTACCCATCAAAAATACATTGTCATTCTGGTCAACCACAAATATATGAGGTCTTCCTGCTGCCAATAATTTCAATTCTTTGTTATCCTCTTTAGTTAGTTTCTTAAGAGTAATGTTAAGTACCTGCTCAAAGAAAACAGTACCGTTCTCACGAGAAGCATTAACAGTTGTTTCAAAGGAGTTATTTCCTTTTACTAGATATTTGTGAGCTGTAATATCAGATGCAGATGTTGCATTTTCAATTTCATCATTACCGCCTAGAGTGTATGTACCTAAAAGACCAAAGTCCACGAAGTAAATTTCTTTAATCCCCGCAACTGAATCCTTACAAGCCTCTGCTCTTGAGCGTGTTAATAGACATGCCATAGTTATTTGTTTTTATTAGTTAGTTAAAAAAAAGGTAGGCAAACCGTAGTCCAACCTACCCCTTTAATTTGAGTTATTTACTCTAGTTAGCAGCGTTAACGATACCGTAAGTTACGATGTCTTCAACGATAGCATATTCAACACCAGCAGTAAAGCGCATGATGATACGAGCATTCTGGCTTCCGTCTAAGTCTGCCATGTCTAATACCTTAACTTCATTGTGGTCAGATACTAAACCTGTACCGAAGAATAAGTTATCTTTAGTAGTTGCAATTGCTTTGTTGTTCGCTAATCCGTTAGCAACAAAGATTTTTACACCATCTATCATAAGCCCGCCATTTTGATACCACATAGTACCTTGAGAGTTTACACCTGCACCACCGATAGAAGTAATACCTACATTCTCAGAAGCAGCTGCATTTTGTTGAGTAACAGTAGCAAATCCACCTAAAGCACGAACGTAAGCTCTTGCGATATTTTGAGAAACATAGATGAATAATCCTTCAGCACCGTACATAGAAGCAGGGATAGCATCAACGATTTTTCCTAGCTCTTCGATAACGTTAGAAGAAGTAATAGCGATTCCAGCAAGTTCATTAGCAGAAGGCAATCCAGCATCAGCTGAAAGTTTCTTAGTGAACCCGTCGAATTGACCATCATTAGCAGTATCACCAGACCAGATAGAAAGCTCAGTACGCTCAGCAACTTTAGCTGCAATGTGTCCTAGAACGAAGTCAGCGAATGTTGGAGGTACGTTGTGATAAGCAGAGTATCCCATTTGTACAGCTTCCCAGTCAGATACGAAGTCAGACTTACAGATTTGTAGGTTTACTTGTTGCTCTTCAGGTTGAAGAATTCTTTCGGTTAGCGTGATAGTAGAAGTATCAGCGAAATCACAAGATGCATCTTTAACGATACCATCTAAGTCTAATCTCTTTAGAACTTCTTTGAATTTTACGTTTGGTTTGATTGAGATTCCACCTTGAGATAGAGTCTTCGCTTCTAGTAAACTTGCAGCAACATATTGTCCTGCAAACTCACCTGCGTAAGTAGTTGTAATTGAAGTAGTTGTAGCCATTTTTGTTTTTGTTTATTTGTTTAATCTATTAAATACTCTGTCTAATGTAGACATAGCTCTTTGTGTTCCGAAATTGTAAACAGGTTGTTTCTCTGTTTCAGATTCTGGGTTGTGGGTGATTGCTTCGGCAGCAGGTTGAGCAGAAAGTTTCTCTACTTGTGCAGACAATTCTTCTTTCTGTTTCTTCTGCGAACTCATTTCAACTTCGATTAAAGATTTCATTTCAGCTAACTTAGCCTCCATGTCTAAAACCTTAGTTGCAAATGCTTCTTCCGTAACATAAGCACCGCTTAATTCAGCTTCCTCTGATTTCTCAGATAAAACTTCTTCGCTTCCTTCTGGAGCAGCTTCCACTACTTCTTCAGAAACTTCTGGTGATTCGTCAATGGCATCTGCCAAAACTTCTTCAACAACTACTTCTGACAATTCTTCGGCTACAGCGTCTACTTGCTCGCTTGCAGGAGAATCTTCAACTGAAGTAATCGCAGATAGCTTTGTTAGAATCTCATTGAGAATACTAGTTGCTTTTGGATTGTTCATATTTAAGATAATTTAATGAATTAACTGGTTATTAGTATAGTGTTAGATTTTGTTTACGGTGCATCGGTTACTAATGCTGCAGCTGAAAATCCAAATCCTGTTAAGTCTGCATTACCAACTGAGTCAGATATTGTAGTAACTGAATTAGTAGGTTGCAGTATATGCGCAGGAGCAGGAGTTAATAAGCTTAAGTCTTGTGTTGCGCCTGAGTTGTATATAGTAGCTAGATTTGCAGATTGGTCTGAATCCCATATAGCAACTTGATGAACTGTTGCCCCTTTTAAGTAGTTTGCTGAATTGTGACTACCTACCTTGAATGCCTCATCTAGTATAGAACCAGAATAACCAGCTCCACCAGCTTGTATTTGTGAAATACCATTTGCTCCGTTTACACTTAAGCCAAATGCACCAGCTCCGCCATTTGCGTTTATTGTATCAGCACCACTATAAGTAGCTAAGATATGATTCCAAGAACCAGTAGTAAAATTACCTAAACCAAAGTAAGCTACAAAGTCTGTTCCGTCTCCGAATCTAAGTAACACATTACCTCCACTGAATTGACTTATCTGTATAGTACCTTTTGTAGTTAAGTTATCTCCACCGTAGTAGAATAAAGCCTGAGAACTAGTATCTGTTGACGGTTTAACCCACATTGATATAGACCAAGCATCTGAAGAACCTGTACCGTTACCACTTCTTTGTAGTGCTGATACGTTTGAAGCATTACCTGTAAGAAATGCCGCTGTATTATTAGCAGGGAATTGTAACGCATTACCACCAGTTACTTCTGTTATTCCAACTGTTACCGTAAAGTCTACAGTTCCACCTATAGCATTACCTGCTTTACAATTAACTACAATAGTATCCGCTGAAGTTCCTGCAAAAGCTGGAGCAGTTCCACTTAATATACCAGTAGTTTGGTTTAATGTCATCCAACTTGGCGCATCTACTTCGGCAAACTGATTTACTATATTATCTGAAGTTACTACTTGAAAGTTTAATACCGCTCCTTCTGCTACAGATGCAGTTTGATTAGCTGCAATAGGTTGAAAGCTTGGTAGAGGCTGTGAACCTTGTCCAATGAACTGTTTAGTTATGTTTGGTAAGTTTACGTAATTAGTATTCCCATTAGCTCCAAAGTACAAGTTGATATCACTACCATCTGGATGCACAGCTGAAGAAGCTACTAACTCATTATAAGTCTCACTCCATATCTGTAAAGTATTATCTGTTAAATATCTTAAACTAAATAAGCCTTGCATAGTACCTGAACCACCTTCCCTCCAAGAGTCAATAGAACCGCCACCAGCTGTAAAATAGTTAGAAGCTGCAGTATTATGATTCCAATTTATATCTGCTATAATAGATTCATTAGTTTGGTATTTAAACGAAGTAAGTAAATTATCTTCTGCAGTTGCATTACCAGTAGCTGCTCCACTATATCCAATCCCAAAAGTTTCACCACCACCTTGTTTCTGTAAGGGTATCATATACTGCTCCCCTGGAGATAAAGCTAAGTTTCTTTTTAATACAGTATGGTTTAATACACCGTTGAATAAACCAGCTTCAGTACCTGCGTAATCGTGTACAATTTCCCATAGGAAGTCAGAGTCACTTATAATTGCATTAGGAAACTCTGTATTATTCCAACCAGCAACCTGCATATTAAAGGATTGAACTGATAAAGGTATTGTAGTTTTACCTACTATAACTTCAGTTCCTCCAGATAAGTCCATTAATGTTAAATGCCCATCATTACCAAATCTAATTGACATAGGAGCGTTATTAGTTACTGAATACCCACTAGAGTGATAAGTAGTTATATCTGTATTGCTTGCACTAGTAAATTTACCATTACCATTAGCATAACTAAATACAGTACCCCAGTTTGTATGGTCTCCCGCAGATGGACTACCATTGTAAGCAGTAGCTTCTGCTGCACCATCCCATATACCTAGTCTTAATTGATTAGCAGTATCTATATTAAACGTAAATTCTGCTCCTCTAGTTAAGGCTTGACCAAAGTAGAAGGGCATTTGTAGATTTACATTGGCATTCATTGTAGTCTCACCTACAGGAGTATTTGCATTAGTTCCGTAAGATATAAACCATTCATTATTTACAGCACTTAAACTAGCACCATTTACCATATTAGCGGCATCAATAGTAACAGTAGAAGCGTCTGACATAACTAGTACTAAGTCAGTGCCTACTACAGAACCACTAGCAACACTTACACCACCAGCTAAGCCACTTGCATCAATAGCAATTACACCTCCGCTACTTGTATTTAAGTTTAAAGTAGTACCGCTTACAGAACCACTTGTTATAGTTGTATCATTATCAATAGCAAGACTAGCAGCATCTATAAGTAAAGATGTAGAATCATTCATTGTTAGTGTGATGATATTACCATTTAAAGTAGCACTAGAAACAAACTTGTTCTCATCTACTCCGAATGTAGTTACATCAGATGTGAATGATGTACCATCGTTTAGTCCTAACGTTAAGTCATCTCCTATCAAAGAAAAGGAGTTTACAAATTTATCTGCAGAAGCAAACCCTGCAGTATTAGTAAATATGGCATTTAATTGCACTACAGCTTGATTGAGTACAGAATTAACGAATGAGCCATTTATACTTGTAGAACTAACAGATAAAGCAGTAGCTACAACTTTAGCTCCGTCCTTTACTTTTATCTTAATATCAGTACCGCTTGCAACGGCTTCTAAGGTGTTAACAGCGTACGATTCAATTACATTGTCAGAACCTAGAGATAAGTCTCTTAGAAGTATCGTAGAGCCTGTAGAATCAAGTCCAAAGTCCATTGCTGTTTTACTTAGGTTAGGAGAAATAAAAGCTAAGTCTTTATCTTCAAATAACCTGTTATGTACAGTGGCTTGGTATCTTACTAAGCCTGAAGTTGGGTCAACTGTATCTCCTTTTCTGACTTGGAATACACCTAAATCTACATCATCTGATTTTCTTATCTTACGTATCTCAGCAAATATAGTAGTACCAGCTCTTACGTCTACTGGATGGTCAAAGAACCATTCTATAGTATCCCCTGCAGCTATTGTATTTGCAGCTCTTACTGCATTCTCAGGTAATGTCTGCTTGTAAACTTGTCTACTATTTATAGATATTTTATAATCTAAACGGACTAGACTTTGGTCTACAGCTTCAGCTGCAACAGTAGTTATTCCTAATCCTGCGATATTGATGCCAAAGTAATTATCTCCAGAATAACCTATAGCAGTAGCAGCTACTGGGCTTCCTCCTAACGGTAAACTAAACATATCAGTATATACACGACCACTAGGTGCAATGTATCCGTCAGAACCTTGATTAGCTACAATGCTTTGGTCTTTAAGTCCTCCCCACATAGGAAAGAAGTTGATATCTGAAGTTAGGTTAGTAAAGAATATATTCTCAGAACCAGAAGACATCTTATGCTGCTCACCCAAAAATAATGAGTTAAGAGTAGTTTCAATAGCTCTATCTGCTACTAATTGGTCTTGTGATGCATCATACTCAAAATGGCTTAGAGTCTCTATCTCAGCAGCTGTAATAGTTCTTAAATTACTAGTCTTGGCATATCCTAGTGCAGTAATATCTGCATCAGATAACTGTGTATCATTATCTGTCTTAACATAACCTAGTGCTGCAATCTCAGCATCAGTTAGTTGAGTATCAGTCTTAACGTAACCTAAAGCGGCTATATCTGCATCGCTCAACTGAGTATTTGTATCGGTTTTGATATAACCTAAAGCTGCGATATCTGCATCACTAAGCTGTGTATCGGTATATGTCTTTATATAACCAAGGTTGGTAATCTCGGCATCAGTTAGCTGAGTATTTGTGTCAAACTTGATATATCCTAAAGAAGCAATTTCCGCATCACTAATCTGCGTGTTAGTATCGGTCTTAATGTATCCAAAGGCAGCTATATCAGCGTCAGTCAACTGAGTATTCTGGTCATTCTTTACATACCCAAAAGCAGCTATATCGGCATCACTAAGCTGAGTATTATGCTCACTCTTAATGTAACCAAGAGAAGTAATGTCAGCATCTGTTAGTTGTGTATTGGTATCTGTTTTAAGGTACCCTAAAGCAGTAATATCAGCATCTGTCAACTGTGTATTAGTGTCAGTAGTTAGAGCTGTAATATCTACATCGAAAGTAGTACCATCCTTTAAGGTAGCTGTTAAATTATTACCATTTACAGCAAAACTATTTACAGGATTACCTAGGTTGATGTTTGATTGAACATAATCTCTTATGTAATCAATGGTTGTTTGTTTAGTTACCCCACTTTGAATTAACGGGAGACTTTCTGCTCCTGTAATTTCATTGCCAATAACTGCTTCTAATTGACTAATTTTCTTATCTGACATTATAAATTTATTTTATTGTTATCCTCTTGTAATATGTAATCTGCACTTTCTGTTTGTAAATGGAATGAGGGTCTGACTAAACTTCCTATCCCTTGAGCTTGTAAGCTGCCATCGCAACACTCGGTTGAGTAGGTCTTTCCATCAGCACACAGGCATCCTCTCTTACCGTCTTTTATGCCACTTCTACTGTGTGTATATTTCTTACGTCTTTTCATATCTTTCTCTTTGGATGACCTTCTGGTAGTAAGTCAAAATCTTGTGTATATTCTGGATTAAGTGGTTTACCACTACGAACTAAATACATGAACTGGTCAACTCTATCCTGTGGACTGTCTATTAAGCTCTCAGAGCCTCTTAGATAGACTTTCTCTAGCATTTGGACATCTACACCATAACCGTTAATATCTGTGTACTGAGCGTTGAATTTATCACTCTTAATGCCAAGGATAGTAGCTTCTGATGCTAGTATTGTGCTTTTCGGTTTGCTAACCTTCTTCTTATTCTTCGCCATTGTCGCTTAATTTAGATTGTACAAATTCTTTTACTTTAACTAGAATCTCTGTTGCATCCTCTTCAGATATTAAGTCTGAACTTAAGTCAATAGAGTCAGTGAAGTAGCCTTCTATAGAGAATCCAGATACTAAACCTGTTTTCACATAGTTATCCCAAACATCATCGTTATTAACCTTCATAGAAATCATCCAAGTACCTAATGGTAAATCCATGCCATACTTTCTAGACTTATCATGAAGTTCGTCCTCAATTATCCAAGACTCTACAATTGATAGTCCATGCAAGTCAGCTTCATGCTCTAGAGTAGACTTATTCTGATTACCTCTAACTAGAAACAATTCAGACGCCTGTCTAACGGTCTCCTTAGAGAAGTATATGTAATAACCATCCTCCTCGTCTTGTCTAAAGATGTTCTTATCAGGAACTAGTGCAGCTCCCATGAGAATCTTCTTCTCTGAATCTACTTGCGCTAATTGAATCTTTTTCTCCGACTTCAATGCTATAAAGTTCTCGTCTATTGCTGGCTTATCTACGATGCTAATTGCTTCGATTCCTGATAATGCTGCTTCTTCATCTATTAGTAATTCTACTATTCTCATAATTGTGGTTTTAATTATCCTATTCCTGCTGTATTGATTATACTTCTATCTAATTCTTGTTGGTCTGATATATCACTTCCTACTACATAAGCTCTTAGTGGTTCGTTAATCTGTCCTGCTACCGTTTGAGCTAATTGGTTAGTTGCTGATGCCCCTACTACATTGAATGAAGGTGCGGTTACATTTGCTCCACCTCCACCCATACTCGATTGCCCTGATGGATTGGTAGATAATATCGCTTTAACATTAGCTAACCCACTAGCTACAGCAACAGCAGCAGCTAAAGTAGCTCTAACAGGAGAATCTACTGTGGCTAAAGGCATAAACTGAGACTCATAAGCCTTCTGCGCTGACAGATATGTAGAAACCAAAGCTCCAGATACCGCCAAGGCTTTTCCTGCTTTAGAGTTCTCTCCAGCTATCTTAGAGGCTACATTTAGCGCACTAGAAACTAAGGTAAGACTTTGAATTTTTGCATTAGCTTCAGCATCTGCAATTCTAATCCTCATACCAGATTCTTTCAACTCAGCTTCACTTAATTGTTTCTGCAACTTAGCCCTTTGCTCAACATGAAGTTCTTCAGCTTCCAATCTAGCTTTTAAACCTTCAATCTCAGTGTTTAATCTTTCTTGCTGAAAATTAAGTAAACTAGTTGCTCTTCTACCTAGAATTCTATCTTCCATCAGCTCTTCGTTTAGCATGATTTCTTCCCTAATAAAGGAAGCATCTATGTTTAACTGATTCGCCTTTTCATTTCTTTTACCTTGAAGGTTTATTTCTCTATTATCTGTTTTATCTTGTATAGCCTCAATAGCTTCTGCTAATTCCTCTTTAGCCTGAAGTTCGGAATCATTATACTGCTCTTGGGTAATTAGCTTGCGCTCTAGTCTCTGCTTCTGTTTATCTAAGAATACTTCTGCTTGAGCTTCTACTGCTTTCTCTTCATTCTCACCTTGAATTCTGATAGCATCCATATCATCTATAGCTGCACCTTTCCTTACATCAGCTCTAG